TCAATACGTTCAGCAATTTTCTCCTCTGCCATCTCCATTGTAATGTAAAGCACATTACGTCCGTTAAGCAGAACGGAGCTAGCCATATGACACATGAAAAGAGACTTACCAACACCTGTCCCAGCAAGAGCGACATTAAGAGTCTTGTTAGGAAGACCGCCTTTTGTAATCTTGTTGAAATACTCCAGGTCAAACGGGATACGGTCCTCTTTCCGATGATACGCTTCATAACGTTCCTTATAATCCTCTAAGTAGTTGTGACCAATGTGATTATCAAAAGAAACTGCTAGAGCATCCGACAAGATTGAAGGAATAGCATCACGATTCTTTTTCTCATCTTGACCATCAGCAATGCTGACAGATTCCATCAGGGCAAGATAAATCGCACGGTCACGGCACCACTTCTCAGTGGTATCAAGTAACCACTGATTTTCTACAGGAGAATCATTAAATGCCGCAGTAATTTCACGACATTCTCTAATTTCCATTTCGGAGAGATCAGTACGATTCTCCAATTCAATCTGCAGTGCCTCTGTAGTAATAGCGGCACCATATTTCACAATGAACTGAGTAATCTCCTTAAAGATAATCTTTTCGGTTCTCTGTTCAAAATAATCAGGTTCAATAAACGGAATTACTTTGCGAGAGTACTCTTCATTGAAAACAAGGTTTCGCAGAATAGTTGCCTCAATTCGTTCCATAAGAATAGTTTTGTTTAGCAATCTGGTCAAGTTTCTCCATTACTTCTGGAGTGAAATATTGCTCGGGGTCTTTGAGTATAGCTTTAGCATAGACTTTTTTACCGTCGATTTCATAGCGTCCTGCGACATTCTTCCAGAGACCGCCCAGTTCACCGAGTTCAAGAAGACCGTAATAACGATCAAGACCACGCTCATCGTAAAACAAACGTACCGTAACATCTTGGTTCTCCTTACTTAAACGCGACTTAGCAGTCTTAGCCTTGATAAGGTTTCCGACGATTTCAGTTCCGTCTTTTTCCTTTTTCTTGCTGAGGTGAATAATGGTAGAAGCAGCGTACTTAAGACCAGAACCGCCGCCCATCTCTTTAGTAGGTACGTAAGCGCCAATGACATCGTAGGTGTGGTTAGTAACAATCATGGGAATGTTTGCCTGACCCAACTTGAGTGTGAGCATACGGAAAGCACCTTTGATAAGTTGGGATTTGGTCATATCCCGAACTTGTTTATCATTCAGCGCATCAGTAATTTCTTTCTCTGTGGAAAGCATACCCAAAGAGTCTAACACAAACATACAGGGTTTGCGTTCTTCTACAGATTTTTTTAAGTAAATATCTACTGCCTTGAGTGCCTTGCTACGGAACTCCTCAACCGTTACAACATTTACTACTACAACACGGTTAAGGTCTAACCCACGACTTGCAAGAAGTGATTTGTTAACAGCAGCCTCAGTGTCAAAATAGAGGCAGTAACCATCAGGGTTGGAATCAAGAAAATTCTTAACGACAGCGAGAGAGAAGAAAGTCTTTCCAGTAGAAGACTCTCCAGCAATAGCAGTAATCTTATTCCCAGATACACCACCAAATATGCTACCTGAAACCAGTGCGTTAAAAATGTACGAACCTGTGTCAACATAAGTTTCAGTTTCATCAATATCCGATGCGAGTTTGGTGTAATCATCACCAATCTCCTTTACAATTTCTTTTAAAAAGTCCATCACTTATCACCAATAAAAACATAATCTGGATGTTGAGATTTAAACATCTCCACTTCCTCTTCGGTGTTAAAAAACTTAAAGAGTATTGTGTTTTGAAACTCTTTAAGAGAATAATTTACTTTAATCATCACGCAACCATCCCGTATTGTTCACGAAGAATCTTCTTATAAGGTCCGCCAGGATTCTCCTCACGGATTTCTTTTACCAGTTTGAGTTTTTGATACAGAGCGGTGTCGCCACCAAGATGCAATGCGCTCACAATAGTCGCAAGCTCTTTGTCATTAATAGGAAGATCCATTATCCAAAAAATAGTTCCAAGTTTACAGTTTTTTCTACACTCCATCCAATAGCATCCAGGATTGCCTTGAGTGGTTCGACAAAACTCTTTTCAAATTGTAGTTCATAGTCGATGTACTTGTCAAGATCAAGTTCCTTAGGAAAATCCTGAATGAATGAGATGACATTTTCCCGAATAATATTCGGTTTCTTCAAATAGAGGAATTTAATCTTTTCCCCATTATTGATAAGTGAATATTTATTGGTCAGTTTTTTCTCCTTTACATAGTGATTAAACAAGAGTGCCCCACGACAATGGATGGGAGTTCCTTTGATGTAAATGTCAGAGGAAGATTGATACTTTCGAATATCAGATGCTGTGCGAGGGAAAGCAATCTCTTCGGGAGGAAGTTTCTTGAACTCCGTGCGACATTTATCAATAAAGTTGATAACGTCATCTTCAGTGCCGTTCATCATAAGTTTGAGACCATCCTTAATCATCTTGCGGCAAGGCGCAGGAGTGGAAGATTTAACTGCCTCAATACCCATCATCTTCAGTTTTGGTTCTTCATATCGAACACCCTCACTGTCCCATACGTTGAGAATGTATCGCTTCTTCGCAGTCCAGATACCACGTTCAGCGATATTCTCACGCTTCATGAACATCTTTTGGTCGTAGGCATTGACGTAGTTTGCCAATTCTTGGTAGCAACGGTCAATATATTTTTCAAGTTCCATCTCACAGACCTTATTAAGGAACGTGACAATGCCTTCAGTAGTTTTCTCTCTTCCCTTGTATACACTTTCAACCAGAGGACCCATATTAAGATAAATGGAATCGGTATCAGAAGCAATAACATAGTCTTCTCCTTCAGTTTTCAATACCTTATTCAGGTACTTATTCATTCGGTTTTCAATCCAACGGATTGAGACCTGTCCAGAGAGCGTAATCGCCTCTGCGTTGGCAAGCTTATAATACCTGAAATACTGGTTGCCAATAGCGCCATAAGCACTATTAAGTTGAATCTTACGCGCCATCTGAATATTGTTACAGCGAGCAATCTCCTTCTCAAGTGCTTTAGTTGGAGTCTTCTCATAATCCTGTTTGGCAACAAGCATCTTCTTTTTGAAAATCTTACGTTCATTGTAGATTTTCTCCATAAGTTCAGGGAGGAACCCCCGAACGTCTTTACGATACATCGAACCGTTAGCACAAACAGCGTAGTCCTTATACAATTCGAAATTTATCTCCTCATTAAGTATCTTATCAACGGTAGATGAGGGGTGCCTCTCCTCCAGGAGCGTCTCTGGGGAGATGTTGTACTGCATAATAAGATGAGGATACAGACTATTAAGGTCGAAAGAAACAACCCAGTCATACTTTCCAGGAATCGGTTCCTTGACATATGCCCCCGCATATTTGGAATCCTTGTCCGATCGGACAATAGGAGGAATTACAATATTCCTCTTCTTTAAATAGTTATAAATGATCGTATCCCACATGCGGACTTGTGAGAATACGTCGGCATAGTTTGCTTTAGCGTCATACGCCATAACGACTGCCAATTCAATAAGTTTCATCTTGTCTTCCATACGGTCAACAAGTTCCACGTCAATGATGTTGTATTCTACAAACTTCTGCCATCCGTTTGTGTAGAAGTCTTTGAACGTGTCAAACTCCGAGTGGTCAAGTTTTTTCTGCCCAAGTTCAACGCTTGCAATATAGTCAAGTCGGTAAGATTCTTGCGCTTTATAAGTGAACTTCTTATAAAGGTTAAGATAATCAAGTTGAGTAATACCACCAACATCGTAGGAAATGTGCTTACGTCCAGCAATGAATGTTTCCTTTTCCGTAACCAATCCCCAAGGTGACATACGTTTCATCAACTTTTCACCCAGGATTCTATCGATACGACGTACAAGGTACGGCATATCGTACAGTTCACTATTCCAACCAGTGACGACTTCAGGAGTGTTGTCCTCAATCATCCACCAGTTGATAAAGTCATTCAGAAGTTCATACTCAGTTCTGAACCCCTTGTAAATGACATTCTCTTGTTTGTTATTAAAGGGTCCTTGACCCCAGGTGCGAATCTGTTTGGTAGTATAGTCCTGCACGGTGATGAGGAGAACTTCCTCAGCGGCAGATTCTACATCTGGGAATCCATTTTCAGATTTCACCTCAATATCAATTGTAGAGATTTTAATCTTGTTTGTATCAAACTTAATCTCATCCTCAGGATACTTCTCCGAAATATACTGATAGATATACCTATCATTTCCGTAGATCTTGAAGTTGTCTACACCGTCATATCGTTTGATAAACTCACGACATTCACGAACCGTCCCAGGTTCAACCGATTCAACATATTCACCCTCAAGAGTCTTATATTTGGTTTTCTTGTTAGATGCAACAAAAAGAGTCGGGTAAAACTTCTCCCGAGTCATGAAATGTTGACCATTTTCATAACCACGGACCAAGAAGTGGTCCCCGACCATTTGGACGTTCGTGTAAAATCTCATTCTGTAAGTTTCAAATACGCTTCAACTACTTCTGGAGCTGGATCTGCGATAGTCAGGATATCACTAGATCGTATCATATATTCGGTTTGATTGGAAGCCTTCACCCAAGGTTCCATTGGTTTGTCTGGATAGAAGCGATACGGTTTGATGAGTTTACAGTCAGGGTCTCCAACAACAGAATCAACTTCTTCTACTTCACTAATCAAAACATTATCAATATCTACCAAAAGACACTTAATATTTTCAGCCATTTACAACCTCGGTTTCAGATAGTGGGGTGGGATTTACTTTATTGTCATACATCTCTCTGATGGATTCCAAAGGTTCGCAGATAGTAGCAACAATATCAGTAGTAACTACAAATTCTTTATCACTAGAAAGTATCATCCAGGGTTTAAGAATGATATCCAATTCATAATTAGACTTCTTAGTATCTGCTTCCATCAGCATGGTCTTCTCCTGAGAGATGACAATCTGAGGTTCGGTGAACATGTATCCACGAACTTGTTCTTCCTGAACGACTTCTTTAGCGTCAGTAATAAGGGTTTCTCCAGTTTTCAGGAGAATCATTTTGACAGCCATTTTTAAAAAATTTCCTCTTCATATTATACCAATAAAAAAGGGAGGCGTCAACTGGATTGTGCCAGTTACCTCCCCGTCTGCGCCGACGATATTCAGTTTTATTTATCAGGAAGTATCAGGGTAGAACGGCGGCGAGCGTTCCCCCAAAGAAAAGAG